CCGGTGATGGGAGAGCAACAACAACCTTTGGTGGGTACAGACGGTCAACCCGTCATGCAACCAGTGCCACTGACTAATGCAGACCTTGCTAAACAAAAGGTAGATGCTGCAAAAGCATCATGGGACAAAGCCAGAACACAAATTGATGACTGGCTAAAAGAGTGTAGCTACAACGCAGAATTGCGCAAAGCGATCCACGATTTAGCACGCATTGGAACGGCTGTGATGAAAGGTCCGTTTCCAGTTAGCAAGATTGCCAAAGCAGTGAAAGCCGGTGAGGTAGGTGCGCAGTTGCACATAGAACAAAAGATTGTGCCAGCGTCACGCCGAGTAGATCCTTGGTGCTTTTACCCAGCTGCGAATTGTGGTGAAGATATTAAAAACGGCTCACATTGTTTTGAACGCGATTCAATTACCCGCGCTAAGTTACGCGACCTAAAGCAAGAAGGCTTAGGCTACATACCCGAGCAGATTGACTTGTGCCTTGAAGAGGGTGCAATGGCATCAATCAGTGGGGCGAAGAAAACATCCACAAATAATACGCAAGATTCAGATTTGTATGAGATTTGGTATTTTGAAGGTCAGGTGACGGGCAAAGACCTGAAAGATGCAAGCTGTGATTGTAAAGATGAAGATGAAGTTTATAACTGCGTCATCACGATGGTCAATGAACGTATCATCAAAGCAGCTTTGTCGCACATGGATTCAGGTGAATTCAGCTATGACGTGGCAGTGTGGCAGCGCAAATCAGGACTTTGGATAGGTGATGGTGTAGGCAGACAGGGTAGAACAGCGCAAAAAGGCTTGAATGCTGCTGTGCGCAACTTGATGGACAACGCAGGGCAAAGTTCTCGGCCGCATAAGGTAATCAACAAAAAAGCAATCCGCCCGGGCGCAAACCCTTGGGAGTGGGAGTGGATGGGCGATGCAGATGCAAGCCAAGTTGGTCACGCAATGATGTTCTTTAACGTGCCAAGCATGCAAGTGGAATTGATGAACATCATTAACTACTTTCAGAAAATGTTTGAAGATTCAACCGGTTTGCCAATGTTGCTACAAGGCAATCTAGGTAACGCGCCCGATACCGTTGGAGGCATGGAAATGCTGCAAAACAATGCCGGTATTGTTCCTAGAAACATCGTTCGGATGTTGGATGATAAATTCACTGAGCCACAAATCAGAAAATACTATGAGTACTTGCTGATTTATGGTGAAGACGAAGAGGCAAAGGGCGATTTTGACATTCATGCACGCGGTTCGTCGGCATTGATGGAACGCGCCTCACAAGATCAATTCTTGCTGCAAGTGGCGCAGTTCGTGATGAATCCGGCGTTCGATCTTGACCCGATTCTTTATATGGAAGAGTTGTTGAAGTCAAAACGTATCAACCCTGCAAGATTAAAACTGACAGACGAAAAGAAAAAAGAGCTTGCAGGCCGACAACCACCAGAAGACCCGCGTATCACAGCTGCAAAAATCACAGCACAAAGCTGGGTGCAGCGCGAACAATTGGAATCTAAACAGGTCAACGACCGTTTAGCAGCCGAAGCGCATTTGCAAATGAATGAAATGTCATTCGAGGCAAGCGAAGCTGACAAAGACCGTCAGATGAAGATGGCAATCGAACTAATCAATTCACAAATTGCCAGCGCTGAACTGACCAGCGTAGAAAAACAAGTGCTTGAAAAGCTGAAAGTTTCCTTAGCCAATACAACCATGAAGCTGAATCTGACAAAAGATTTAGCGGTGGCGGGGCACATGATGGCAAACCATCAGAAACAACCAGCTACACCAGTGATTGAACCCGTAGGCAGAGCGCCCAACGGTCAAGCATTTCAAGCATGAAATTGACAGAGCATGAGGCGCATTCGCCTTTATGGAAAAAAATTAAAGAGTACCTTGAAGAAACGCTAGATGAGCAACGCATCAAAAATGATGGCAATTTAGACGATAAACAAACCGCGAGTGTACGCGGCAAGGTGGCCTTATTAAAAGTTTTGTTGGAAATGGATCAACCAGAACCGACTAATGTAGCGGAACACGGCAACGAGTAATCGAAGCTGCTCCGTTTGTGACCCGCTATATGCGGGTTTTGTTTTTTGGAGACGAAGTTTATGAGTGAGGAAATTGACGGCCAAGTAGTAGACACAAATACCGACACACAAACGCCAGAAGTAGAAGCAACGGCTGCGGCTGCTGCATTCGATATTGCGCGTGGTGCAGAGCCTGCGGAAGTAGCGTCAGATGAGCATGTGGTGGAAACACCAAAGTTATTCGCTGGCAAAACTGAAGAAGAGCTAACGGCATTGTTGAACGAAATCCCGACAATGAAAGATGGGTTCAGGAGGCAGATAGACAACCTTGCAGGTAATCACGGTTCGCTTAAAGCAGCATTCCAGAGGTTACAGCACGACACCCCAAGCGGACAAGCGGTCGAACTGAATGATGAAGATTTTGCAGAAATGCAGTCCGAGTTCCCAGAGTTGGCCGACATGACCAAAAAGGCATTAGGCAGTGTGTTGAAACGAATTAACCTTCGTGGGAGCGCAGCTATAGACCCGACAATGATTGACGAGCGTGTCAACAAGTTGGTATCAGAGCGCGTATCAAACGAGCGAGTTTCAATACACAAAGAAATCCTTGATGGCACAGCGCCCGATTGGCAAACAGTTGTTGGTGTACCTGACGAAGCGAAGATGTTGCAACTTATCCGAGCAGGAAAAAGTCAAGAGGAGGCGTTAGCCGAATCTTTGCCTAAGACTGAATATCGGGCATGGTTAGCCACACAGCCACAAGGCTACCAAGAACGAATTGGTAGTTCAAATAACGCATTTGAAATCAGTGCGTCCATCAGCAAGTTCCGTGAAGCTCAAGAACAAGTCGTAAAGAAGCAAGAACAAAGTAAGCAGCGTTTAGCAAATGCCGTGCAACCGCAAGGTTCAGTGGCTGTGCGACCCGCTGTATCAGAGCAGCAAGCAGCCGAAGAAGCGTTTAAGAAAAGCAGAAGCGGCTAAATCTAGGAGTAATTCAAAATGCCATTACAAAGCTATAGCACGACAACCCAACGTGTAGGCACACTGAAAGGCGACATCTTGTCGCACGCAGCGCCAGTAGAGGTTTTATCCATCGTCGGTGTGGATAAGGACAAAATCATTCCGAAAAACAAGTCAAACAACGTCAAATTCCGTCGTTATTTGCCTTACGGTGGTACAGACAACCAATGGATCACAGCGTCCAACGTCAGCACTTTTGCATCTAGCCATGCAACCGTCGAAGGCGTAACACCGACTGCTGACACATTGTCATCTGTAGACGTGACTTTTACCCTCGTTCAGTACATGGCGCTTTATGGCGTGACTGATCAAATGGTTGGTGTTCATGAAGACGGCGATCACATCCCTGAAGAAGCCAAGCGTCAAGTTGGTCAACGCATGGGTTTGGTTGGCGAAATGGTGCGTTACGGCGCATACAAAGCTGGCACAAACGTGTTCTACAGTGGTGGCTCAAGCCGTGGCACTGTGGCAAACACTGTGACTTTGAATTTGTTGCGCAAAGTAGCAAAAAGCCTCAAGTCTAACCACGCAAAGCAAATCACTAAGGTGTTGGCAGCTTCTACATCGTTTGCTACAACTTCGGTTGAGCCTGCGTATGTGGTGTTCTGCTCAAGCGACTTAGAACCTGCAATCCGTGATTTGGCTGGCTTCAAAGAAGCATCAACCTATGCGCAACGCAAGATGATTCACGACATGGAAATTGGTTCTTGTGAACAATTCCGTTTTGTGGTTTCACCTGAAATGGTTGGCTACATCGACAGCGGAGCTGCTGTTGGTTCAACTGGCATGATCAGCACCACTGGCACACTCATCGACGTTTACCCGATGATCATGATGGCTGAAGAAGCTGTAGGTCAATCTCATTTGGGTGGTGTTGAGAATTGGGACGCATGGTACTTGCCACCTGATCAACGTGACAAAGCTGACCCCGGCGGTCAACGTGGTTACGTGGGCGCAAAGTGGTATTACACCGCTGGCATTCTGAATCAAGGCCGCATGGCAGTGGTTGAGTGTGGTACGCCTACCCTTAGCTAATTGTTGATTTAACCACAACAATCTAAACCTCTATGGGACGGTGCAAGGTGGTACTTGCGCACCCCATAGCAATAGGAGTTAAAAATGGCTACACAATCAGTCAAACAACGTACCAATTCACTTGCTAATCATCGAGACGGCGTGGCTATGGCTGCACTTATCGGTGCTGTGCAAACCGATTTGGCAGCGTTACGCGCATCTTATGTTTTGCTTACGGCGAAATTGGATGCAGATGGAGGCGTGACCGACACCAATTATGCGTCGCTCACAAACCCTGCTACTCAACAAACAACCGCCTAAAGGAGTAAATCATCATGGCAAAAAACACAGCGGGTCAAACTCTGACCTATACCCCATCACAAGGCACACCAGCTTTTGCAGTTGGTAAAGACGTATTTGACGCGACGGCAATCACCGCAGCAGATTACGTTGAAATCAATGTTGGCTTTAAACCAACATACGTCAAGTGGGAAAACGTGACTGACCGTATTTGCGGCGAGTTCTATGAAGGCATGGCTGACAACAGCTGCATTAAAACCGCAGCTGCTGGCACTCGTACCCTTGAAGTGACTGGCGGCAACGGCGGCATCACTTTGACTAATACTGGTTTCCGTGTGTTGCAAAACGCTACCTTGGCTTTGGTGCTTGCATCAAAGACTTGCGCATGGCAAGCTCGTGCTTAATCAATTCTGATTAAGTTGTAAAACCAAAAGCCCCTTAATCGGGGCTTTTTTATTTGGAGAATTGAATGGCTACACGTACCTACACAAAGAAAAACACAGTTAGCACCGAGGGGATGCAAGTTGCAGAAGCGCCAGACTTCACGATTCCTGCGCATGGGACTGTTACCCGCGCAGATGTGCCAGATATTCAAGTGGTAGCGGATACCGTTGAATCAATCAGTGATTGGGCGCAAGAAATGGATTTTTTGAATGCGCCAATTGAAATTCGCATTCAAGGCACAACCAACCCAAACGATGAACAGCGCGTGTTTGTTTGCGTCAATGGAGAAATGTCACATCCAAAGTACGGAAATTACTTGCCTCGCGATGTTGAAATCACAGTGAAGCGCAAAGTGGTTGAAGGTTTAGCCCGTGCAAAGCCTATCAGCATTACCACCCCTCAAGTCAAAGACATTGATGGAAGTGATACCGCACGAATCATGCAGCGAGTTGGTAATCAGTACCCTTTTGAACTGGTTAACCCAACCAAGCAAGACGTGGAGTGGGTTAAACGCATTCGCGCACAGGTGTAAGACATGGCAACGTGGCTATCTTTGGTTAATTTGACGCGCCTTGAATGCGGCGTAACGACGACAGAGCTAACCACGTTGGCAAACTTAACCGGCAAAGACCTGCAAATAAAGAACTGGGTCAACCGTGCGTGGATGGATGTGCAAAGAGCGCGCATAGACTGGCTATGGATGCGTAAATCTTTCTCTTTTGTGACGGTGGCAAATCAAGCCACATACACGCCGACTGAAGCTGGCGCAACAGACTTGGGAGAATGGTTGCCAAGCACATTTAGAACCAGAATCACAGCGCAAGGGTACAACACAGAGCAATTTTTAGAGCAATGTGGATGGGATTACTACAGAAACACTTACGGTTTTGGTTCACAAATTAGCGTGACAGGAAGACCAACTGTTTTTACTGTGCAGCCAAATTCATCGCTTACATTTTGGGCGAAACCAGACGCTGCAACCTACACGGTAACTGGTGATTACGCGGCCAAGGCTACAGCATTTGCGGCAGAAGACGAAGTTCCTGCGATGCCTGATCAGTTTGTAGACATCATCATGCACAAGGCAAAAATCTATTACGGCCAAGAAGAGGCTGCAAGCGAAGTTTTCCAGGCTGGCTCAGTCGATTACGCCAGAATGTTGACAGATTTATTGCACGACCAATCGCCCAGCATTGATTTTGGCGGGGCGCTTGCATAATGCAAATGCCTAGTGTTTCGTATGAGCTTATCGCTTTAGACGGTGGCTTAAATCAAATATCACCTACACTGGCAATGTCCAGCGGCGCTTGCAAGAATGCTTCTAATTTTGAGTGTTTAGAGTTAGGCGGGTACGGTCGTATCGGTGGATATGAGCGCTACAGTGGACAGCCTGCGCCATCATCTGCTGGTTACGCTACGCTTTTTGTTAGTAGTTACACCAATACCCCGACAGTAGGGCAAACGATTGAAAACGACAGTGCCACAGCAAGCGGTCATTTGATTGCAGTTGAGAGTGGCTACATGGTGTTTACCAAGCCTGTAGGGTCGTTCACCACAGGCGACATTCTGAAAGTGGGCGCTACAGTAATCGGTACGCTAGTTCCATCATCTACCGCCATATCGTCAAGATTGAATGCGCGTTATACGAATTTAGCGGCGGCAGTGTATCGCAGTGACATTGCAGCACCAACAGGATCGGGTGAAATACGCGGCGGGTTTATTTTTAATGATTTGAATTACTGCGTGAGGGACAACGCAGGCGAAACGGCTTCAAACCTATTTGTTGAGAGCGCGACAGGTTGGCAGCAAGTCACTCTTTTCAATGAAATTAGCTTCACGGTTGGCGCTGGTGGCTCTGCTGATAGCTGGCCTGCAGATGGTGCAACACTGACCCAAGGCGGTGTAACGGCAACGATTAAACGCACAGTCAACCAATCTGGCGCATGGGCAAGTAACGCTGCTGGCAGGTTCATTATCACAACACCATCAGGCGGTAGTTTTGCTGCTGGTGCTGCGACAATGACAGGCGGGTTTTCTGCAACTTTGAGTGGTGCACATAGTGCAATTACTTTACTGCCTGGCGGCAAAGGTGAAACTTGCCAAGCCAACTTTTCAGGGCAATTGAGCGCAAGACGGATTTACTACGCTGACGGCGTGAACCGGATGTTTGAGTTTGACGGTGAAACACTAGTGCCAATTGTCACCGGTGTAACGCCTGATATGCCAAAGCATGTTATTGCTTTTAAGAATCACTTGTTTTGCTCCGTGCAAAGCTCTGTATTCAATTCAGCTATCGGTGATCCGTACAACTGGACTGCTTTAGCTGGTGCTGCTGAATTATCTTGTGGCGATACGGTGACGAATTTCTTAATTCAACCAGGTTCACAAACCGCTGGCGCAATGTCCATTCATGCGCGCAATACAACTTTCATGCTGTACGGAACAAGTTCAGCAGACTGGAATTTGGTAGCCTATAACAACGGTGTTGGCGCACTGGACTACACGGCTCAAAATTTATCACAAAGCTATGTGATGGATGACAGGGGCGTGATGTCTCTGACAAGCTCATTGAATTTTGGTAACTTTGACAATGCAACGGTCACGAATTTAATCAGACCATTCATTTCAGAGAAACGGACAAAAGTAGCGTGTTCATCACTGGACAGGTCAAAAAGTCAGTATCGCGTGTTCTTCACGGACGGCTCAGGTCTTTACATAACGATTGTGGGTGGACAAGTCAAAGGCTGTATGCCTATCTTCATGCCGACATTTGCAAATGTGGCATGGGAAGGCACACTGTCAGACGGCAGCTTGGTCAAGTTCTTTGGCGGTGGTGATGGTCATGTGCATCAATTGGATATGGGGTCATCGTTTGATGGTGCAAATATCAATGCATACATCACATTAAATTGGGATTCAAGTAAAAGCCCACGACTTTTGAAACGCTATCGCAGAGCTTCGGTGGAAGCGTCAAGCGATGGTTATGCAGAGTTGAGTTTTGGCTATGCGCTTGGGTACGCAAATTCGGTTATCCCACAAGGTCAGACCATTGGCTATCCGATGCCATTTTCTCCTGTGTATTGGGACAACTTCACATGGGACAACTTCATTTGGGATGGTAAGACACTTTTCCCAACAGAGTGCGAATTGTTTGGTACGGCTGAAAACATACAACTTACGCTTGGTTCTGATTCTGCGGAATACCTGCCTTATGCAATCAACAGCGTGATTATTCATTATTCAACACGTAGAGGTTTACGTTAATACATTATGGCAACTACACCTATAAACACAAATTTAATTCAATACAGTGAGCAAAGTCCTATAATGGATAACAGGGGCATACCAAAACCAGATATTCCTAATGTTAATATAGCATCACCCTATCTGCCAGACACAAGTCAACCGGTCACAGATCAACAAAACACTGCGGCACAAGTCCAAGCTCCAGCAGTTGTAAACCCGTATCAAACAACCGTGACGGACGACCAAACTGTACAAGGGCAGGTTAAAAAAATCATTGACGAAAATTCACCGCTGATGCAACAAGCGCAAACACGCGCAAATCAGCAAATGAATCAACGTGGTTTGATCAACTCAAGCATGGCTGTGGGTGCAGGGCAAGCAGCGCTATACGACGCGGCTGTACCTATTGCGGCATCAGATGCGCAAACAAACAATAAAGTTGCGTTAGACAATACGCAAGCAAAAAATCAATTTGCTACTGCGAATAATACGCAGTCTTACGATATGTCAAAAATGGATAAGGCATTTCAGCAAACAACAGCACAGCTTCAACAAAAATTCGGATATGACGAAGCGTTGATGAATTTGAATAATGAAAATCAAATAAAGATAACAAATTTAACTGCGCAATACAGGAATCTTACTCAAGCATCAGCAAGCGCAACGAATTTAATAGCTAATTCTGCCGATAATATTCATCAAATTATGATTAACCCAAATCTTGATACAGCAGCAAAGCAGGCGGCCATTGATACTTACAACATCAATCTAAATAACGCTTTGAGATTGGTTGGCTTATTTGCTGGTGATGTTGATTTATCAACCATGCTTGATGAGCTGCTTGCATGATTTACAAGCAGGGCGATATTGACCAGATACCACAGATTATTGATGTGGTAACAAAGATGGTGGTCGGCACCAAGATAGCTCCGCCATCACAAAAAAAGCTAGAGCGAATCATTCAGCACTTCTACACAGAGGGCGTGTGGGATGGTGATAAGTTGGTTGCTTTCATGGCAGGCCAATTGTCAGAAACATTCCTGAACGACGAGATAAACGCCTACGAAAAAGGCTTGTTTGTATTGCCTGAGTACCGAGGCGGTTCAACAGCGTTCAGACTGGTGAAAAACTTTGAAGCATGGGCTAGGTCTAAGGGCGCGGCCTATGTGTGGATGGGTCAATCAGTCGGTCAAAACAAAGAAAAAACACTCCATTTTTTTGAACGCCTTGGATATGAATGCCAAGGGTTCACAACTTGCAAAAAACTATGAACATATTGAGCCTAAAAAGACTGATTGGACATTACGTGCTGATGTGCGGTGGCGGTGATGGGGGTGGTGTAGTCGATGCTAGTGGTGATAGCGGTGGTTTTAGTGTTGATAACGAACATTGGGATGGATCTGGCACAACTGATAACAATAGTGCGCCTACTCAAAACTCCACGGAAGGCGGTGTAAAAAATAGTAAAAATGTTGGCGTGATACAAGACCAATACGTAGGTTACATAGCTATAGAGCATGAAGACGGAACTATTGAGTTACAAAATGACATGAATTATTCATGGGAAGACCGGAAGACTTATGACGTAGGTGAGGAGCCGGGCCAGCAACAATATAGAGATGCAAAATTAATAACGACTGCCGCCGGCATAATTGGTGGGCCATATATGGGAATGATAACGGGGGCTGTAATGCCCAGTGTTATGACCACTGAAGATTCTCGCGGCAAAGCTGGGTATATCGACCCCAGAACAGGCCGTCTCAATGTGAGAGATTCAGACGAATACATAGCAAAATCAAAAAAGTTAAAAGCCCCACAAGAAGAGCCTAATCCATCAGGCTTGATTAACCAACAAAGCACTAACCAACAAAGCACTAACCAACAAAGCACTAATCAACAACCAATAGCTTCTGCGGACGCAACCATGTTTGGCGCTGGTACTGGATGGGGTAGCTCTATCACTAAATATCAGATTAAAAAATCTTAGGCAAAGGAATAAATTATGTGCGGTGATACAGGATCAGATTACAGCGATTGGGTTTCGTCAGATGAGTTAGCCAATATCGACACAGAGCTTGGAAACTACGATGTTGACCTAAATACCATTACCGACGGCGCAACCACTGTGGCCGATACAGGTGGTGATGCAAGTCTTAATTTTGATTGGAATACAGGCGAAACGTATACAGACGGTGCAGCCACATTATCTGGCGATACCAATGGCTACGACTGGTTATCGAACGAGCAGTACCCAACTGACACAGGAAGCCAAACGCTTCAAGCACAGTCAGGTGAAGAATTTTACGACGATGCCAGCGTGCGAGTTGGCGCAACAGACCGAGATAGTCTGATTAATTCCGATGCGTCAAATGGTAATGACAAGAGTTTTCTCGACAAAACATCAGACTTTTTGAACGACAAAAAGAACAATGAACTGTTGAAGTTAGGTATTGGCGGCGCAAAAGGCTTGTATGACGGCTACGCAGCCAACCAAAAAGAGAAAAAAGAATACGAGAAAATGTTAGAGCAGCGTGCGTATAACGAACGTATTCAACGCGAAAAAGAAGAGCGTGCTGCCGCTAGGGGTGGCGGTGGCGGCGGAAGCTCTGCACTTGAATTACTTGCAGCTAAAGACGCTTTGGAGCAAGCGCAAAACGCTAGATACAGC